CGGCTTATTCGTTAAATCATTCCAGCTTAATGTGGCTACCTGCACCCATGCTGACCCATTATCGTAATAAATCGCTTTGGTATCGGAAGCAATATAAATCCTTCCCACCACACCCGCACTTGGTCGTGCACTTAAAGTGCCTACCTGCGCTTGAACAACACCTCCCGCATTCTTTACTGCACCAATCAAACTTGGGGTAATGTTATGCGGGTTACTCGCACTTGTATGTGCTTGAAATTCTGACTTCGTGGCTACCTTCTCATCGATAATGTCATAGTTTTCATTAAATGACTGCCTGTTCACTATCTCATTGGCTTTTGGCTTCTTCAAACCAAGCCTCGGAGTTAAATCGGGCATTACGCATACACCTCCAATTCGTCCCATGTCAAACTCAATCCATCAAATGTGTCCCATATCCACAACATCTCGTCCAATTCCTGCCATGTAAAGTAATTGAACTCTATTGTAAAATTCAAATGTGCTGGTAAAACCTTTCTCAATGCATTCTCTAAATCCGCCAAATTGGGTGGCTGCCCTGTCCTATCAACAAACACAATTTTAACGGAATAATTGGGAATATCCTCTATCACATCTATTTTGCCATACTCAAAGCTTTCTGCCACCTTTTGAAGTAAATTTATCGTGGCTGTTCCAAACCCTTTTAACTGTGTCATTACAACTGAACGCCTTTGTTCTATCGGCTTATTCGGATCCGACACAATACCGAGTTCTTGCTCCCACCTATCAATGCCCCATGTGGCTGTNGACACAAAGAACTGCTTNANCACTTCATCCAGTGCTTGGTACAGCTGGTCAATCTCCCTACCTTGCGCATCCCATATGGTACGCATTACGATACTCGTTAAATAATACTGCGGCATATTGTCAAGCATCCTATTCCCTGCTTCACTTATCATGTCAACGACACCGTCCCCAGCACTGCTACTTCTTGCTCGCCTATAACGATATTATTCGTACCGCCATTGATAAGCAAATTACTGTAATCGGATACTCCCGCCACATCTAAGATGACACCCCCAATTTTAACGTACTTCACATCGTTATCAGCTTGAAAAGTCAATGACTTCAAATATTCCCTTAAAGCCTCGGTAATGTTCAGCTTTACCGCATTAGCATCATAACCCTGCACAACACTTATATTCGCAGTTATGTTTATCGGTACTGCGGTTGCTGGCTCCACATACACCCTCGCACCTACTGGTGCTAATCCTTCCCCTGTATCTTTGGAAAAAATGCTTTGATATTCTACTTTGTCAATCGCTACCACGGAATTGGTATCTGCTTGCAACCTTTCAATGCGCAACTCCAAATGGTCTTGCCCATTCCAATAGAACCTTTGATAAACCTTAGACAACGGGTTTAATGCATTGGCTGAATAAATTGTCTTGGCTTGTATTTGGCTGGACACATCTACCACTGCCCACGCATTAGTCGTCAAATCCCATATACCTATGGACATCAAATCATTTGTACCACTACCCGTGGTGGACAAATCCAATATGACGTTCCACATTCCCTGTTGCTCAAGCATCGTATCAAACTGCGTATGTGTAACCTTCCCAGTGCCACTCGAACTATAGCTTAAAATTACCAGCACATTTGTAACTGAAACTCCATACCCCGAAATAGTCAAACTCTCTCCTTCATTCACATGTAACCATCTTGGCGCTATGTCCTCCTGAACTCGCTGAACTAACTCTTCACTGGCTGGCTGCATATCCTTATCAACAATTGCTACGCTGACTGTTCCATTGCCATACTTCAACGGTACTACCGAAACACTTCCAACACCTGCAACCTCAAGTGCCCATTTTACATAATCAGCTTTATTACCACCTGCACTTGGATTACGCACCCATTCCAACTATCGTGCCAATAAGCTTGCATCATCTTCAGTATCTGCACCACCACTCGTGGCTTGCTCATTTTCAATCCTTGCAACGCCCTGAATGGGAGTGCTTAAAACTGTTATTGTTCCTGCAGCGACGTTTCCTTCAATCCCTTCGTCCAATGCTTCTATGGGTACAGACACTTCTCCTGCATCACTTATCACTGCTTGCGTGGTAGTNCTAAANAATACTNCTGGNGCNAATTCCGATGAAGGGGTGGACACTATCGTTCCTTCTGGTATTACCGTTCCACTATCACCACAGAATGTTACGTACCCAGTGGCTTTGCTTGCTGGTATTCTGGACAATCCATGTTCTTCAGCTCTCAAATCCAAATATGTACCAAACGTTGTCTGTGCAAATCCACGACGTAACACCTCTTGTGCCCATATTGCAGCTTGTGTCAATTCTGCGGCAACTGGAGCTAATGCATCATACACAAATGAACCTTGGCTTTTATCGTAATTGTCTGGTACATAGGACAACAATTTTGCTAATATTGTTTCAAACGTTTGGTCTGTCAAATATTCTGGTAAGTCCAACTTCTCACCCCCTCAACGTGACTGTTCCATCTACATTATAACGCACAACCATAAGCTCGGGTCTATTAACGCCATCCTCGGTCAGCAACACTTCTTTTATAACAAGCACCTTATCAACCAAACTAACACCTTCACTCAAACTTGGTATTGGAGCATTGTTCTCACATTCTTGAAATGTACTACCATCTACCGACGCATAAACCTTTACATCGCACCCTGCAGGAACGTTTGCTTCCCATGAAATATTTGAACCATTACACGTACCTAAACTCTTTAAGTATATTGGCTTGCTTAACCTATAACCACCACGGCCAACTTTAAGGCTATTATCAAACCTCAAGGCGTATGTGGTATTCTCTGTTATCGGAGCTGGCTGATTGCTATTGTATATCGCCTGCACTTCATTATCGCTTAAAGCTCGGTTATAAAGCGCTAAATCATCAATGTAGGTATTTGTCCAACCATACNCGTCAAGAAGCCATCTGCCTATGCTAAAATTATTGTTCATAGTTGAAGGTAAATAAGGGTTATTTACAGAGCCTACTTTTACGCCATCTATAAACAGAGCAAGTTCACTTGCAGACCACCTCATAGCGAAATGATGCCAGCCAATCAGCAAAGTATCATTTATCTTAACTATACTTTGCTGACCTGCTCAATTAGAAGTCATCGCATACCACATATTATCTGCTCCATGTCTAAGGACAATAAAATTAGCTGTGTGTGATGTTCCATGAGCGAGAATATACCTCCACGCGCTCGTATTCTTAATTAAATCATTTACATAAACCCACACACTCGCTGAACCTTCTCCAGCGTTCAATATCCCTGCCGTTGGAACTGTTATAACCTCAGGTTGCCTCGTTCCTACAGTCCAACTTGTAGCGTATGGCTTCTGCTCGAGCTGGAAGCTATCGAACTAATATACATCTCCAACTTGGCTGGTAGTTCCACTCTCCGAACCCACTACCCTACATTGCGTTGAACCTGACGGAGCGGTAGCCGTAACGCTAATCCTTTTCCATTGCTGAGCTGGGGCAGGAATGCTGTTTGACTCAAAACGCTGAACTATATTTCCAGAACCGTCACGAAAACTGAGCATCGCCATAAAATTATGTGACGTTGAAGTGGCATTGTAAACATAATAGCTAAAAGTATAAACGTTACCAGCTACCGTAGGATAAAATGGAGAATAAAATCCTACATTACTAGCAACAACAAGCTGGTCACTCTTCAAACTATATAAATCATTTAGACCAAACGATGTTTCAAGTGTAAGTGATGAATAACTGCTATTGTTAGAACTGAACGGCGTTTTTCCTTGTGCATCATCGCTTAGTAATAAATTTGTTGTTCCTTCTTCAATCAATATGCCCTGCCCAAACTTACCCTGTTCGANCCTCGGCACATTCTCCGCAACTTGCGAACCATCACTCTTATAAGCAATCGAACTACGAGTAAACGTTGGCTGAGCTACTGTCTTAATTACAAGCTTGCCATCTTCGGTCGGCTCTACATTCACCAACTCACCACGCAACCAGTCGCTAACGTACTGCTCCACCCTTGACAATGAAAACTGCCGCTGAACTTCTCGGTATCCAACACCTACTTGTATTTCAGCTGGTTGCCCTAACGCATTGACTACGGTAAACCATACCGTCAGTTCATCGCCATTCCACTCAAACCTGAAATTCTTCACTTCAGCTGTTCTCGGATCTGTAAGCAAAGTTTCGGTAATCTCTCGTTCCAATTCCGCTTCTGTTACTGCTCTTGTGGGCTGTTTAAGACAACTTTCAATGTCAGCGCCATAATTCCAATCGTACACAACATATGCAAGCCTCTGTGTTAATATCGCTTTTACACACCATTGCACCCAAGCTNTCAAACCGTCCGCCTCTACTACATCACNACCACCTGTTTGGACAAAGTCGCAAATATCCCAATCCCACAACCAACTTTTAGGGAAAGCTACTTCTTGGCTTTCTACTGCACCCACTATGTCAGGCATATCAAAGCGTGGATATAAATCGCTCACGAACTCACCACCTTTGCAATTACGACAGGGTCTCTATGCTGGTTAACCCAAGCCACCAACACCCTATCGCCACTTTTAAGCTCGGGTTTAATTCTTATATTCACTTTCTCAACAGTACTCTGCTCCCAATCCCACCTTGTCTGTGCGGTATGGTATATGTCTACTCCTTCTATCGGCTTCCCTTCTTTGTCTACGGGATACTCGCCAACACCTACCAACGACCAATTGGGAAACTCAACCTGTGCAGTAAAATCGGCTATCAAATAATCGCCTCTTTTTATCGGCATCGCAAACGTATCAAGCTTCAAACTCATGTCTGGCTGTATCGTTCCTAATTCAATGCTATCGGGTTTGTTAGCTATTAAACTAATTCTTTCATTTAACACTTTAGCCAAATCGTCAATGCTTTTCTTGTTCATTTTAGCCCCACGCTCATAGTCAAATTTGTAACATTATGCTCTACGGATACGACTTGGTAATACCCATTTAACGTACCAGCAACAACTTTCACCTTATCACCCTTCCTGATAAAGGGAACATCTACGCACCTAATTGTTCTGTCTTTCTCTGGCTGTCCGAACTCCTTCAATATCTCTTTTGCATTCTGCTTTGCATCGGCTAACGTGTCATCCGAACTATTCTGGACAATCCTTTGCAATATACCATATTTTGTGTCTCCGTCAAGAACTGCAATCAACGGTGCCCTTCCTTCCTCATCTTCCGCACCTATAATACGCACCCGTGTAACAAGATTATTGATGCTCCACCTATCCATTACCGACTGCACATTTTCGTTATATGCAAACACGTAAACATCTTGATTGGACATGGCTTTTCTGATATAAACCTTCCCTTTTTCACTACGTACGATAAACTCGCCTGCTCCCTTATCTTTACCTTGTTTGAGTATGCTGTTTATCATCTCCGCAACTGTCATCTGTCGGAATACTTGCTTGGCTAATACCACGTTCGGCCCCTCTATCTTGCCAATGGGAATATTCCATGCCCTGAAAATATCTGTCAACACACCTATTGCCCCTTGTCCCGCCCTATAGTACCTATCATCTTCGCTCTTAAACAAGTAAATCAGCTGGTCGTACGCTTCAATCTCCACACTACCCAACGGATCTGTAGACGTCATCCAATCAAACACCGTGCCCCTGAACACTTCTACCCCATTCGCTAATAGGTATATCGGTGTCCCAAGTGCTACAAGCTGGTGTATCCACTTCCCACCTACTTGCTGATTTGTCAATGTCATACTTAAATGCGCTGCTAACTCACCATCGGCATCACCAAAGGACAATTGACTAACAAATGGCGTAACATCCATTTGCTTACCGCTTGGGTCAATAATGCGCACTTCATACTTTATCTTGGTAATATCAACCAAGCTTAAGCACCTGCCCGGGTTTAATTTTATTCGGATCTGGCCCAATGACAGCCTTATTCAACTCATACAGCATCCTCCACTTTGCACCATCACCGAGCATTTTCTTTGCTATACCCCATAGGGTATCGCCTTGTTTTACGGTATACGTTTTCGGGATACTCGGAGCTGGTCTCTGTGCACTCGTTTTAGCCTGCGTACTCGTACTCTTTTCTTTCTCTGTCATTACCACCAAATTACGTGCCTCAACCAAACTTATGGAGTAATAACAATCGCCATGTCCACCCTTCAATGCATGGTCGAACTCTTGAATGTAACAATCCATGTTTATCGGTGTTTCTGTTATCAACAAATGAACTTTTACATTCTCTCGTCTCCAGCCTGAAATCAAACCCACTATCGCCTTGGGATCCTGCCAATCCACAACATATATGCTGTTCCTCCTACTCACACCCGGGAATATACCCTCCCACCTAATCGTTGCTGGTGCAATACCTCTCGGCATTAAGAAATCGCCCAACTCAATTATGCTAACGCTGAACAACTTTGAACTTGTCATTACTTGCAATTGCTCTGGGTTCATCGGTAAATGAAGCTTGGTATTCTTCCCCATTAAGTAAAACTCCATTTATCCCACCACCATATTAGAAAACGCCTTCCTTAACTCTGGCGCTAATACTCCCACAATCTTGTCGACCGCTTCATCTACATCAGCCTTATTGTTTATGACAACTTCACCAATTAACCCTTCGGTGTTAACATTAATGTTTACGGTACTCTGCACATTACGTGGAACAACTGACACAGTAGGAACTTCTGTTTGAACATTATGTGTTACAGTGCTATACGACATTGCCTGTACATTTTTCATTGTGTTATATGTATTATTTATCGTGGCTTGATTCATTGTGTTATATGTATTATTTATCGTGGCTTGAGTTACACTTTCTATTGGAGCATTTCTCATCACCCCAAGGTGCTCACCTACTACTTGCCACAGCTCCACATTCTTTTTTGTACGTTCTAAAGGAATAATTGCCTCCGCTCCTCTTTCAGCTACTTCCGCTATGTGCCTTGTGTAAAATATTCCACCTCTCGCATGGGCTGGTAAACTTGAAAGTGGTATTTTATCTATTAATTCGCCAGTACTTGTTATATAACCACTTTCAACCATAAATTTATAAGCTTCATCAGGCAACATGCCAGCTTGTATAAGCATCATCTGATATTGTGCTGCTGAACCTGTAAGCTCAGGCGTACTTGATGT